TGAAGGCTCTCCTTCAATAATCAACAACCTTAAATCACCTTCTACTATAATTTGAATAAACCGATCTAACATGAGCTGGTTGCAGTTTTTGTACAACTTTATATTTGATGTTTTGTCATTTATACCCTCATGTTTTTGTTCAAATATTTTCATTTCATTTGTAGTTGTGTTGTTTCTTCTATATATGTTTTTAACGCAGGGAAAAATGTTTCTTTTATATATGCTTGGTTGTTTGCTTCATTAAGCCAATAAATAGCATCACCATATTTTTGTTCTATTTTTTTCCCAATACTTTCTTTACTTTCTATAATTATTTTTTCCCCTTTGACATTTATTTTTATACTATTATGGTAAAATCCATTTATATATAAATTTGGTGTACCTGATTTTCTTTTGCTGTTTGGCGTTATTTTGTCTTTCCAATTTGAATATCTCTGCGCTGCTTCTTTTGTTTTAAAATATGGATCGTTTAAATAGGATGGAGTTATTTCGTTCCCATCTTCTTTAATGCCTTCCATTAATTGTTGTTTGTTTTTAATAAGTATCTGTTCTTTAGTATTGTCAATAATAACAGACACTTCTTTCTCTATATGTAGAGCAAGATTTTTAATTCTTTCTGCAACATCTATTATTGTATTCATATATAAAGTAGGAGTGTAAACACTCCTACTATTTATGTGTTTATAATGATTCTTTTTTGCCTATTTTTTCTTTCTTATACTTTGTAATTTTTGTATCAGGCTGTGTATTTATATGTTCATCAACCTCTACTTTATTTGCAGTTTCCCAAACTTTTTTAAGGTTATTTTCCCTTTCATCTTCCGCTAATTCTTTGAAAAGATGTTTAAAGTGTTCTAAAAACTGCTTATAAGTTTTAGTTTTTGCCCATTCTATATTAAAATTTACTCCGTATATAGTTATATTATTCATATTTTACACTGTTTGTGTTAATATATTTGCCCCTTCGTATCCTACCATTAATATCGGTGCTGCTGCTAATATTGCTGCGGTGTTTAATTCAATAGTAAGTTTTGAAGCAACGGCTGGATAATCTGGATCTGCTGTGTCTAATGTAAGTTCTATGGTTTTGTTTGCTGGAACTGCTGTCGCTGCTGTAATAGTTATTCCGTTTTTTGTAGTAGCATTTTTAGAAATCCATGCTGTAATATTGGCTAAATTTGTACCATATACATCATAAATATTGTCTCCACCGCAAGAGTTTGTTACCATAATTTCTATTTTACCCGCAGCTAGTGTTATTGTTTCTTTAATAACAAGATTTAATAAGCCTTTTACAGTATCAAATATGTCAAACTCACTTTTAGTTTGTACAAATCCTATTTCTTCATTTAAGTATTTAGGTTCTATTTCTATGTTTAATTTGTATGAAGCTGCTTGAGAACTTGTTGCAATGCCATAAGGGAAAGCATAAAATAGGTTAAGTGGTATGGCCATTAGATTGTCTCCAACTTTTGTTCCTATTAATACTCCATTTGAATCTACTAAAAAAGCAGCCCATTTTATAGAATTAAAGTTTCTTAGTTGATTGCTTAAACATAATCCACCGTCTAGGTATGATGCTTCAAAGGAGTATTTACCTTCTTTTAATAGTACTTTTCGTCCAAAACCTAATGTTTGGTATGACGGTTGTTCTGTATTATCTTTTATATCTACAAAATTTAAAACTGGATATATTCTATTTGCTCTTGTAGCAAGTGTAGATGTCTGTAATTTAGATAATAGGGTACTAGCTATTTCCGCTTTTGTTAATGTATATCCAATGGGTGTTAGAATAATACCATTTATAACTGATAAGTCCATATAACATGCTGGTACGCCTGTATTTCCTTTTAATAGACCGCCGCATGTAACTTTGTTTAACTCTGCCATAATTTTTATTTTTTAAATTTTAAAATTGTTTTTATTAATATGTTTTTCTAGTTAGATAAAGTGCTCTTATATAACAATTTGAAGATGAAGTTGTTACAAACTTTATTCTTGCATATAAGTTACTCCAATCAATTAATTTCCATGATCCTATAACTTTTGCATCATTAGAAATTGCTATTGTATCATAACTAATAGGGTAGTAGTTTACCCCATCTAAACTACCTTCTAGTGTAGCAGTACCAGAAGACATTATACCTGTAGCATCTATTACAAAAGCTATTTGAAGTGTTTTTTGTAAATTTTTAATCATAGGTGTATATAAGTAACTTACAATAGATGTTCCACCAGGTATTGTATCTATTGTATATCCATTTTGTGATAGTAAAGACTCTTGTGCTTTTAAAGAAACTGTTGTTATACATACAGCTACTATTATTGTAATAATTTTTTTCATGTTCAACAAATTTTTAAATGTGTTTTTAGTATTAAATTTCTAATTTCTATTCCATCTAGTATATCATCTAATATAAACCCATCATTACCATAAGAACCAACTCTTCCCCAATTTGGCCTATCTATTTGTTCGTGATCTATTACTTTATCACTATACAAATGAAATTTTCCTGCTTTTTTTATTTGGTTAAGAAATTCAAAGTAAATAGGGTATAATATTGGTTTAAATACTTTTTCCATCCTTGTTTCGTTATTTGCATCTGGTTTTGTATGATATAATATCATAAATTGAAGATTAGCTTCTCCATAAAAACCTAATTGATTAGAACCTTTTTTTATAGAGAAGTCTTGAAAAAGAGCAATCAAAGGGTATCTATTATATTGTTCAGTATTAGAATTGCCCTTTTCTATTAATCTTCTTTGTATTTCATTATAGTGACCATATAAATAATGAACTCCTGTTATAGTAGATTTTGGTATTGCTTGTAGTTGTGGAAGCAATTTTGTAGATACTGCTTTAACAATATCTTCAAAAATATCTACTATATATACTGGATTTACCACTATAAATTCATATTATTTATTAACTTATAATTTTCTTCAAAACAATATGCCTTTTGCCATTCAGGATATATACTCTTTTTTTCTTCTAAAAAATCGTATAGTTCGTATATCCATATAATCATTTTATTCCAAGCAGCAACTTGTTTGTTTATTGGGCTTACTCTATGTGCATTATCTGTTTTGTTAAATACTTCTCCTATGCCTGCTGTTGTTGTTGTTGTATTTATTGAAATATGGAAATACACGTAGTAGGCTATAAGTGAATATTTATTTGAACCAATAATATTTTTTAACCCTTTCCACTTTTTATGCTCGCCTGATTTTGTTATATATAATGCTCCATTTGTTAAGTCTACAAACCTTTGTATTAATGGATTGTCTAAATATTCTTGGTATAGCTTCAACCCCAATAAATCGAGTAATAGTTCTATTTCATATTCATTAATAAACATCATTACATTTTCAGATACAGCTATATTGTCTATATTTGGTATGTTTATGCTGGAATGAAAGTATGTTTGGTCTATTAACGGCATATTTTGATATTTATGCTAAAACAGCTATTTTTCTTTTTATTAGGTGTATGGCATCATTACCAGATATTTCATATACAACATCTTTTTTTAGGTGTTTTGTATCTGCAAGTGCTTTAACTTTTACAACACTTGCTGGGTTTATTTCAGGTACTTTTACTTCTGCTTTATGATCGTCTGTATTATGTAATATTTGATCTTCAGGTATTTTTACCTCGTTTAAAACCTCACCTTGATGATCTTTTATTGATTTTTTTGCCATTTTGTTTAATATTTATGGTTATTATGGTGTTTCAAGTGCAGCAGCGGCTGTTGTAAATGAACCTTTAACAAAAGCAAATGTGTCGTGTGTTTTTATACGTCCGCATCCGTTAAGCTCAGCTCTAATGGTAACATGGTTGGTAAGGAATTGATCGTTTATATACGCCATTTCTATATTAACTCCATTTACTATATTAAATAGATATCGTTTCATATCTCCAACCAAAAATTCGTCGTATGATAAAAACTTACTAGAGTATACAGGTATGCCTTTTATAATTGTTCCATTTTCTGTTGCAAATGTTGGGAATTGGTATGCATATGTTGATGTTTTTTGTAAGTCCATAGATGTTGCTCTCTCATGTGATATTACTATTGCTGTTGGCATGTATCCTCCTGATGTAACATCTGTAACATCTCCCATCATTACTTGACCTACTGCTACACGTAGCACATCAAATACATTTGCACCATCTATTTTACCAGCTAACCCACCTGCTGAAAATAGTTTTGCTAGTAACCAAATGGAATTAATAGAAGGTGCTACACCTGTACCTGTTCTTAGTATTGTGTTATCTAGTTTGTTATATAGTTTTCTTAACAATTCATCGTTAATTTCTTGTTCTAGCATAGGCATATTTGAAAGTGCCTGTTTTGTAACTATTGTTGCTGCTGCAATAAATTGTGATGTTGTTTCTCCTACTGTATATGTCCAATCTACTATTGGTTTTGATGCTCCTTCTGCTGTAAATGCTGGTGATCCTTCTTTTGGAACTCTATTTACCCAACTAAGTGGATTGCTTCCTGGGCCTCCATTCATTACAGATATTAGCTTAAAAACGAACCTTTCTGCTTCGTTTATAACGCCTATTTCAGATTCTCTAAAACCTCTAATTACACCTGATCCAAAGTTTGATGTTGTAATTGATGTTGCTGCTTTAAACTTTATAGATTCTACTTCTCTATTGTTCATTTTGCCAATCAATCCTAAATTGTCTTTTAAAGACTTAGATATTTGATCTTCAAAACTCATTTTTTTTGTTTCTACAGACATGTTTTTGAACTTTTCAACCTCTGTACCTAACATTAATAGTGTTGAATCGTATTCTTTTTTTAATGATTCAAATTGTTCTGTAGAAGCTTTTTCTTTTGTTGCTTCTGTTATTTTTTTTTCAAATTGTGTTTGTGCTGATTGTATTTCATGTGTGATACTTTTTCTAGTATCTTCTTTTAAGTCAGCCAAAGCAATTTTCAGTTGCTCATTTATTTCACTCATGCTAAAAGATTTTAAAATTTTTAATAATATTTATTGTTTCCTCATTCGGCTGTATTGATAAAGTGGATGTTTCCGGCTTTTCGTCAATAAGTGAACGTAATTGTTCAAGATGTTTTTCCATTTTTATGGCTCTTTCATCTGTATAATTTCCTTTTTTTAGGGCTATTTCTAGCCAGTTTATAGCGTCATCTATAGCTTTTATAGATTTGATGCCTAACATGGGTGTTTCGCTATTTGCACCCCAATTTGTTAGTGTAGAGTATTCCCACCATTTCCATTCTAGTACTACTTTTTGATTGTTTTCATCTCTTTTAACGGCTTGTACCATTACAGAGTGTTCTAATGATTTTCCGTATTGTGCATATAGTTTATAGTCTTCATATACATCTCTTGAAACTTCTTTTTGAAGGTTTAATTGCCCACGTACCTTTAAATATTTTGTTGTTTCTTGAGCTTCTATAGGAACACCTAATAAAATTTTATTATCATGGTTTAAAAACCAACGTACACGGCTAAAGCTTTCTTTTATTGTTTTTGTGTAGCTTTTTTCTGCTGATATGTCACCATCTGCATCTTCATTACCAAAAGCATTAGCAGCAACTGTTACTATTCCTTTTTCGTCCAAATCGTCTACAAATGAGTTTTTACAAACTTTAATTACTTTTTGTTCCATCTTCTACAGGTTTTTCTATTTGGTTATTTTGGTTTTGATTCATTGGTTTATTATCTATGGTTAGTTTATAAGCGTCTTGTTCGCTTAAACCAAAAACACTTATTAAAGTATTTCTTTTAACATTTTGTGATATATTTTGATCTGACAATACCATTATTAAAGCCTGTGTCCCACCTACACCTAATTTTATAGCTAAAGGGTCTGGGTTTTTACCATCTGTTACATAAACATCTCCTTCATTAACCTCAGATGATCCAATTTGTACCAACATTTCATTTTTTGTTATATGACCTTTTTCGTATAGTGTTGTGTATGTTTCAGTTATTAGTTTTTGTGTTTCTGCATTTAGTTTTTGGTCTTGTTGTAAAGCCTCTACATGGTCAAATCGAACCCGTATTTTTAATCCTAATTCTTTTAACCCTAAAAAGCTGGTTAGTTGCGTTGCTATAGCTTCAGCTTGCGGTATGGCAACGTCTGCATATAGTTTTCTTTCGTCTGTAAATCCATTATTAAAGGTTACGCCTTCTTTTGTAGGTATTAATGATCTTGGAACGCCTAAAATGCTGTATATAGCAGCAGTGTCTGCAAATGTTTCTTCAAAAGGCATTAGCTCTTGTATACTCATTCCAAATCGAACAAAATCAATAGGAATGGATGTTATGGCAACTGTATCTCTATTATTAGTTACTCCAAAATCATTATTGAATTCGTCTCTTAATTCTTTTTTATCTTTTGCAGTTAATGCAACTGTTCCAGAAGCATCCGTATTTTTATTTACAATAGCACCTAATGCACCTCGTTTATTATATATTGCGTTCCTAGCTTTATAAACTGCAATAAGGTTGCTTATAGGATATTCAGCAGCTTTTAAAGGAGATATGCCCTTTAGTGTATTGCAATCAATGTCTATATACCCTTCATGTAATACGTACTCTGGATATATATATTGTTCATAGTCTTCAATCTTTACTACGTAGTATTCAACAAAATCTTGTATTTGAGTTGTATAGTAGTATTTTGTTCTATTTGCTTTTATTTTTGCTTCTGTATGTTGTGGTGGCAGCAACCAAATGGATACAATGTTTTCAAATTTATTTTTAAACCCTTCCGGTATATATTTATAGAAATAGTAGTTTCCGGTTAAATTTTTATATACTACTGTGTTATAAATAAATTTGTTAAATGATTGTTTCCAATTAGGGTTTGATTTTATTTTATTCCATTGATTATTGTTTGTTACAACATCTTCCGTACCTTCTTTTACTAACTCCCAAATACCCTTTGTTACACGGTCTGCAATAGCATTTATTGGAGCAAATATTTCTGGAACCTCTTCAAAGAGCTTAATCATGTTTTTTTCTGAATATTCCCCATCAAAACATGATATAAAATCACCATTATCTATATTGGATAATGTATATATATGATTGCCTGCGCTATCTTTTTTATAACGTGCCTTATTGCCCCATCCTATACTAAAATTGAATCCCACTAAACTGTTTTACCGTTTTTAATGTATTGGAATAGCTTTTCTGCCTCATTTATATAATAGTTAGCAGACATGGTGCATATATCGTCTTCTACTACTTTTAAGCATTTAAACCTTATTGCAGCGTCTGACACTTCGTTTATTTCACCTATAACATCAACTATTTCTTTTAATTCTGCTTTTAACATTTCTACTTGTTCAAATACTTCTGGCGATACCGCTTTGTCTATTTCTATATTTTCCATCTTTTAAATTTTTATTGTATAACCAAAAAAAAACGCCAGTATTACCATTTTATTGGTAACGCTGGCGCTCTACATCTTTTGGCGCTCTAAAATTTTACGAGAAAATTATCTACGTATTATGTTTATTGTATTATTATTTACTCTTATTATTTTCTCATCCTTACATTTTATATTTCTACACTTTATTTCTACTTCTCCATAAGATCGACAAAGAAGCCTACCACATTTATTACATCTTATATCTTTCAATATTTTGGTGTTAGTCATACTATATTGATAGTACAAATGTATTTAATTATTATACAATATACCTAATATAATTTATCAACAACATGTTAATAAAGTATATGTAATTCAATTAGTTATAAATATTATATAATGTTTTACTTTAAGTAAAATATTGTACATTTGTTTTTAAATTTAAGTTGTTGTTTTCTTATGAAAACATATTACACTTTTAAGCTAAAATTTTAAAAAGGGGATTTTATTCTTAAAGTGTAATAAAATAGCCTGTTGTAATGAGCAGGCTATTTTAATATACTTAACTATTTTACTAACCCTGCCACAAATGCCTTAAATTTCTAATGCAGTATTCAGCTAACATAACTAAAGCGTCTGCTCCATCATCATGTTTATTGCCACCTTCTCTTAAATAGGTAGTTACATTATTAATAAAAGCCATATATTCTCTACTTGTATTGTAATCTTCTCTAAAGTATACATTATGCTTTATCCAAGCTGATTGTGTAAATATTCTTGTTTCTTTATTTGTTGTTGTTTTTACTATTCTTACATTACATTCAGGCATACGTTCACTAATTAATGCCCTTACATTTTTACCGGCTAACACCCATCCTGAGTTTCCTTCTATTTGAACATAATTAGCCTTGCAGTTAAATGCTAATTCTACAGACGCTGGTATATTTATGTCCGTTCCATAATTATTGAATATAACATCCGTAATAAATACCTTATTCCCTATTATAACTGCTTGTAATGCTGCGTAAAAGTCACCGCCAGTGTCTGCAGGGTCTATAAATATTGATGTATGTTCTATGTTTTCTGCCTTAATATCTTTAATATTGAATGTTTTAAGCTCTCTTAATGGGAATAGGAGGCCTTTGTTTTCAATAGGTTCTTGCATGTATTCGGCCATCCATATTGTTTCATCTATGCCTGCACTTTTGTTATTGCCATCTCTAAGTTCTAAGTAATATTTAGTGCTATTTACATCTTCGCAAAAAGATTTACAATTTTTATCTAATGCTGGTATGGTTATTTGATTATCAATACGTCCACCATCAATAGCTCTTCCAATAATATCTCTTTTGCTCCATCTTGTTCCTATAAAAATTTCTGGACAATTTTTTTCTTTACGTGAATCGTGTGCGGATTCTTTCCATCTAACTACACTTTCATTGTATGTTCCGGTAATAGCATCGTCTAAATTTCTGTATAGGTCATCTGTAATGGCTATATTCGCACCAAATCCTATAATAGTACCGCCAACACCAGAACCGAAATAGGCTACTTGTTTTGATGTTATTAAATTCCATCCATCTATATTTTGCTTATCATCTGCTAGTTGAATATACGGAAATGCTTGTTTGTACTTTTTTGATCTTACAATATTGCGTGTATCATAACTAAATTTTCTAAATAAAGTAGCAGTGCATGTATTTCTCATTACGGATAATTCTGGAAATTTTGCAAGCCACCATGCACAAAATAATGATGTTATGTATGATTTTCCTGCTCTAGGTGGCATAGAAACTGATATTTTTATGGCTATGCCTTTGTTATATTTATCGTATAAATCCTGAAATGCTTCTGCTACTTGGTGTAAAAATGTGCGTTTAATAAAAAACGCTTCATCATACCACAAACAAAAATCCCAGAACGAGTAGAAGGCAAGGCGGCGTTTTATGGATTGGTCTATTAGGGTTAGTTTTGCTAGCATAGGGTTTAATTACTCAGTCTTTATTCTTTCCATAAATTTAAAAAAATCTTCAAAAGAAACTTTTAATTTATGCTCTTTAGTCTTATTTTTTTTTACCATTTTTATTATTTCTTTTCCTTTCTCTCCTATAATAACAAATCCATCATTATATACTCCACTAGCAAGTTTTGGTAATTTTTTGTTTTTTTTATGTAGTTTCATTTATTTTGCTAATCTTTCTTTTTCTTCGATACGCTATTTTCATAAATATATTTTGAAACTTTAAATATTTTAATAGGTTCTAATTTATTATCTGGGAGTAGTCCTACAATCCTAATATTGTATTCTTCATTAACAATATCATATTGACTAGATATTTCTATAGTTTTATAATCTTTATTCTTAATATTATTAATGCTTTTATTAAGTAAATTGTATAACTTACTTCTTCTTCTTTGTAGTTTCATGAGTATTTTTTACAATAGCTAATGTTGTAATACACTCTACCTCCATTTTATCATTTGGAAGTATTTACTTAACATTAACAACATATTCTTCATCAATTATTTCTAATTGCTTTATTAGATCTTCTTTAGTGAAATCCTGATATTTTTATTTCATAACTTTTGTAATTTTTTAAGATATAGTGGTTTTAGTAATCCAAAATGTACTTTATCAAGAATAATTCTATCTCTTTGCCTTAAGGTAAGGTTTCCTTCAATTACATGTTCTGAATTTATATAAAGATCGCTTATTGGTTTAAATTCAATTACAACACCTCTCCACTTTAATTTTCCTTTAGTAATTTCTCCTTTTATTACTGGCTTAACTTCTGACATTATAAAAGGTTCTACATATTCCATCAGCTTCTTATTAAAAAATAGTACCATATCATTTATAATCTTATATTCAAGATCATGATTGCATTTTACATATTTTTCTGCTGATATATTAATACAAGTTGATTTATCGTTCATAATTTACTTTTAGTTCTTCGCCTTTTAAGGCGTATATTAGGTTTTGAAGTTGGTGTAGATAATCAATTCTTATCTCAGTAATTTCATCTAAATAATCTGCTTTCCGATTGTAACAAAGACTTACATAAGGGCTTTCTTTAGAATAATATAATATAGAACACCAAGATATTTTATAAACCAATGTTTTTGCATCTGTCATTTCAAACCCGCACCACTTTTCAAGTATTTCGGTGGTTAGTTCTATAGGGTTTGCAAACTTGCAAAATTTATCTATATAATTAAAATGTTTTTTATCTACTTTTATTATTTCTCCAGTTATGTAGAAATAATAATTTCCAAAACGCAATTCTCTTACATCAATCATAAGTATTTTTTTTAATTAAATATGTTTTTATATTATGTATAGATTAATTTAAAATTTTATTGCGTAAATCCAATTGTTATCTGCAAGCGGGGTTGTAGTGCTTTTAATGAACATTTGTGATAGAACTTTTTTTAATTTTTTCCCCACGCTCTTTTAAAAATAAATAAGATTGGAGCTTGCAATCTTCCATTCCGCCAT